CGGTTAAGACCTTCGGCAGCGAAGAACTGGTTAAGTATCTGAATGAGTCGGGTGAAGGGGACAATCCGATGCTTATTAAGTTGTTCGCCAATATCGGCAAGCAGCTTGGTGAGGATCAAGCCTTCGGCGGTCGCTCATCGCAGTCTGGCTTCGTTGCAGGACCTGAAGCGGCCAAGGCTGAAATCGGCACGTTGCAAACGGACGCTGACTTCCAGAAGGCCTACATGAACAAGGATGCGCCTGGTCATAAGGAAGCTGTCGCGCGAATGGAACGCCTGTTCAAGGTGGCCTATCCGGGCAAGGTCGAAAGTTAATTTAATTTCCGAGAACGCCCTGTTTACACGGGGCGTTTTTGTGTTATAATACTAATCATAGACGGGTAGCACGCAAGTGTCCGTATGACCAGGAGAAAGCTCCTCACCGAAAGCAGGTGCTGAATTGCTAGGAGGGTCCGGATTACCGGGTAGCTTTCCGAAGAATCGTTTAACCACTTTTCATCGGAGACTATAATGTCCTTCCAAGTTGATGCCGCATATGTTAACCAGTACCGGAACAACGTTTCCATGCTGGTCCAACAGAAGGGTTCGCGCCTACGCCCCTTCGTCCGTGTCGAACCGCAAAACAGCGAGTTTGAATTCTATGACCGTATTGGTGTTACCGACGCGGTTGAAATCACCGGTCGCCATCAAGACACGCCGCTGGTCAGCACTCCGCATGACCGTCGGCGAGTTTCCCTGCGTGACTACGACTGGGCTGACCTGATTGATCGTCAGGACAAGCTGAAGATGCTCATCGATCCGACGAGCGCCTACGCGATGAATGCTGTCTTCGCCATGGGTCGCAAGATGGACGACGCCATCATCGGGTCCGCTTTCGACACTGCGTACAGTGGCAAAACGGGTCAAACCACCGTGTCGTTCCCGGCCGGCAACCAGATTGCGGTGAACTACGTTGAATCTGGTGGTGCCGCCAACAGCAACCTGACCATCGGCAAGATTCGCCGCGCCAAGGAAATTCTGGACGCGTATGAAAATGACCCAGATGAAGTCCGGGTCATGACTTGCACGGCCAACAGCCTGCACAGCTTGCTGCGTAACATCGAAATCACGTCACAAGACTACAACGTGGTCAAGGCGCTGGTCGAGGGCAAGGTTGACACGTTCATGGGGTTCCAGTTCGTGCGCACGCAGCGTCTGCTGACTGACGCCTCTGGCTATCGCCGCCACATCGCCTGGGTGCAGTCGAAGCTCCTTCTGGCCGTGTCACAAGACCCGATGGTCGATGTCGGTCCACGCCGTGACAAGCGCAACTCCATGCAGGTGTACGTTACCATGGGTATCGGCGCCACGCGTATGGAAGAGGAAGGCGTTGTCGAAATCAAGGTCGACGAAGCCGTCCTGTAATCAACCAAACTAAGGAGAATCGAACATGGCAAACAGCAATACGACGCAAGTAGCTGGCATCCTGTCCGTGCCCCCGACTCCCCAAAAGGTTGGGGACATCGGCGGTCGCGTACGCACCCTTCAGGGCGACTTCGCTCTGACGACCCTGCCGGCGAACGACACCATCTGCATCGGCAAGCTGCCTAAAGGCGCGCGCCTGCTCCCTCAGTCCTGCATCTTGGTCACCACGGCGCAAGGCACTACAACCCTGGCAGTTGGCTCGGCTCCCAGCCAAGCTAACGGCCAACTGGGTGGTACCATCACTGCGGCAAAGTACGGCTCTGCCCGTACCTACACCATAGTGGGTGCCCCCCAGTTCCTCGACCAGATTGCCAACCTCGGTGTGGAGATCTCCGCCGCCTACGGCGAAGACATCTACGTCACACTTGGCGTCGCTACGGCGACTGCTGGCACGCTCAAGACGTTCCTGCAGTACGTTGTTGACTAATCAGCTGCCGCTGAGCCTTTGCCGTGATGCGCTCCCCCAAAGGGCCATCACGGCCTTTTCGGAGGAGCCATGGCCAGTTCAATTACGGAGATCGCCAATCTTGCGCTAACATACATCGGAGCTGATCTGATCACTTCGCTGGATGATCCGCAAAAGTCAGCTATTCTCATTAAGCAAAACTGGCCTATTTGCCGGGATGCTGTTCTACGCACCTACCCATGGAACTGCGCGGTAAAACGTGACGTCCTGGCCCCGCTTGCTGACCAACCCGCATATGGTTGGTCATATTCGTTTCTGTTACCCCCCGACTGCCTCAGAACCCTTGGACTCGAGTCCGATGAACCGTTCACAATTGAGGGGCGTAAACTGCAGTGCAATTCCAACATCGTTAAGATCAAGTACATTGCTCGTGTAGAGGACCCGAACGAGTACGACGCCTTGTTGTCTCAGGCCCTTGCGGCCTACCTGGCGCACCTGTTGGCAATGCCCATTGTTCAGTCAAACTCGCTCAAGGAGCAGATGTGGGAGCAGTATAAGCTGGTGGTACGTGAAGCCCGCTCTGTTGATGCGCAGGAAAATTCACTGCAGATGGTTGAGGCCACTGATTGGCTGGAGTCGCGGTAATGGCTCGCGCATCAATTATCCAGACCAACTTCACCACAGGTGAGATGTCACCGCGGTTGATGTCTCGGGTTGACGTTCAAAAATACCAGAACGGTTGCGAGTTGCTGGAGAACTTCTTGATCATGCCGCATGGCGGTGTGATTAAGCGTCCAGGATTCCGGTTCATTGCCGCTACAAAAACGGCCGCTGATACCTGGCTGATTCCATTTAAGTTCTCAACCATCCAAGCCTACATTATTGAGTTTGGTGCAGGCTATTTTCGATTCTTCAAGGATGGCGGCCAGATTCTTAGCACCGGCGTTCCATATGAACTTGCGCACACGTACACACAAGATCAGTTAGCCAATGTCAAGTTCGTTCAGTCAGCGGACGTGTTGTTCATGTTTCATCCGCAGGTTAAACCTAAGAAGTTGTCTCGTACAGGACACACCAGCTGGACGTTCACGGACTTTGAGTTCAAGGACGGTCCGTACATGGACGTTAACTCTGATACGGCTAAGAAATTAGCCGTCAGCGGCACAGCTGTTGGCTCTGTCACAATTACGGCCACAGGTCACTCTCCGTTTGCAGCAACTGACGTTGGGCGCCTAGTACGTATCGGTCCGTCTACGGCCTGGTCATGGGCAGTCATCACATCATTCACGAGTGCCACGCAGGTAACAGCTGATCTTAAGGTAGCAGCTTCTTCGACAAGTGCCACGTCTGATTGGCGTCTTGGCGCCTGGTCCGACACCACTGGCTGGCCGTCACTAGCAACATTCTTCGAGGAGCGCTTGTGGTTCGCGAATACCACACAGCAGCCGCAAACTGTCTGGGCCACGCGTTCTGGCGACTTCAACAACTTTGCCCCGTCAGATGCGGCAGGCAAGGTGCTGAACGATTCAGGACTCAATTACACACTGAGCACCGATGATGTGAACTCTATTCGCTGGATGGTTCCAGGAAAAGTCCTGGTGATCCTGACGGATTCAGGCGAGTTTACAGTCTCGGCCAGTTCGCTGTATGAGGCCATCACGCCAACTAATGTTCGGGTCATTCGTGAAACTGCACGAGGAGTTGCCAATGTTAAGCCTGTACTGGTGGATAAGAATCTGCTCTTCTGGCAGAGGGCGCGTCGGAAACTTCGCGAATACTTTTATGATTTTAACGTTGATGGCTTCCGATCTAACGATGCTACGATTCTTTCTGAGCATATTACGTTGGGTGGAATGATCAATATGGACTATCAGCAAGAGCCGCACTCCATTGTGTGGAGCACTCGCGCTGATGGTCAACTGATCGGCTTCACGTACAACAAGGAGCAAGAAGTTCTCGGCTGGCATCGCCACATCCTCGGTGGCGCCAATGCCCGTGTAAAACACGTATCGTGTATACCAGGAGCTGATAATGATGAACTCTGGGTTGTTACCACCAGGACCATTGACGGCGGGACAAAGCAGTATATTGAGAGACTAGACCCTGAGTTCTATCCGAGTTCATCCGAGGATAAGGATGGTGCCTTCTTTGTGGATTGTGGCCTCTCGTATAGTGGGGCCCCAATAACCCTTGTTTCCGGCCTAGACCATCTCAAGGGGGAGACCGTTTCCATTCTCGGTGACGGTTCCGTACGTGCGCCAAAAGTCGTCAATAGTTCTGGTCAGATTACACTGGATCGTCCAGCGTCCGTTATCCATGTTGGTTTGGCCTACATAGCGAAACTGCGGTCCATTCGTTACGAGGCCGGTGGTAACGAGGGCACGGCTCAGACAAAGACTGGGCGTGTTCAGCGCCTGGGCTTGCGGTTGCTCAATACGTTAGGACTGAAGTTCGGCCCATCTGAGGACAAGCTTCAGGAGGTTCAGTTCCGGATGGGCTTTCATAATATGGATCAGTCTCCGCCGCTGTTTACTGGGGACCAGGTGGTAAATTTCCCAGGGGACTACGATCGTAGCCGTCAAGTTACACTCGTAGCAGATCAACCATATCCGTGCACGATTACCGGCCTGGTACCGTGGATGGTGGTCTACGAATAAGGAGGCACATGGCCGTCGCTACATCAACAGCTATGCTAGCCTCTACGGCGGCATCTGCACTCTCAAACATCTGGGCTGGGCATCAAGGTAAGGCTGCGGCAGAGTTCAACTCCAAGCAAGCGGAGCTTGATGCCGATCTGGCTAAGCAGCAGGCTGCATTTGAGGAACGTAATTTCCGAGCAGGTGTTGATCGACTGCTTGGCCAACAACGCGCAGACTACGCTAAGGCGGGTGTCCAGATGACTGGATCCGCGTTGGACGTCGCGCAAGATACTACGATGCAGTCTGAAATGGACGCCTTGCTTATTCGTTATAACGGGATAATCAAGTCCAACGGCTATAGAACTCAGGCGGCATTGCAGCGCTTGCAGGGGGCCTCAGCTCAAACGCAAGGGCTCATGAGCGCCACAGGATCTATCCTGACAGGTTACGCCCAGTGGAGCAATATGCAGGACCAATTGAAAGCAAATCCTGCGTACCAACCCACGTACACGGGGGCTGGGTTGAAATTGCCGTCAGCTCCGAATCTGGACTACATGGGCGGTGGGCAGGGAGTGAGGATTAACTAATGCCGAAAATCAACACGTATCAAGCGCGAGGATCCTTGCAAGGGGCAGGCAACAATCCTGACATGCGCCCGTTGAGTACTGCACAGGGTCTTGCAGATATTGGCCAAGGCCTGGGAGCAGTCGCAAGGGCTTCTCATGAGGCTGACTTGCGGGCAAAGGTCGAGTTTGAGAAACAGCAGGAGTATGACGCACATCTGTGGTCTATCAATCAGATGACTGACTTCCGCAATCGCATGGTTGCGAAGATGGAGGACGACAAGAACTACGCTCAACCTGGAGCTGAGGGTTTTGCTCTTGCGCAGAATAAGGCTTACGAAGACTCACTCGGCGAACTGCGCCAGCAGGCCCCCAATACTCGTGCACAACAACTGTTCGATGTCCAGGCTCGACAGTTCCAAGATCAGTTCTTTTCACAGGCTCTTACGTTTGAGGCTCAGGAAAAGCAACGCTTTCGTGTGCAGACGACGGTTGACTACGCAAAGAAGGAATCTCAGGCGTTACTGCTGAATCCTGACCTGTACACGTCAGTCGTGGTCCCGCGTCTTGAGTCCATAAACGCCATGAACGTTCCACCGAGTGTAAAAGATCGCCTGCGTGAGGATGTGTCTTCACACTTCTCTGAAACTGTAGTCCGTGGCGTCGGTAATAAAAATCCCGGCGAGGCTCTGCGGATGCTTGACGCCGGTGAGTTCAACAAACTGCCGGGGTTCAATCTTTACGGAGATAAACTTGATCGTCTACGGTCACATCTGCTTAGCGCCTCGAATCAGATTCGGTCTGAGACCACCACGCAACTGCGCATCGCGCTGGAAGACCACCTAGCCGACTACAGTGTGGGTAAGACCACCGAACCGCTACCGGCCGGTTACAACTTGACGCAGGTAAAGGACTTGCTCGGCCCGGCGGGTTACAAGCGGTATCAGGATCAGGTCGAAATTATGAGCCGTGAGAAGATCATCGCCAGAGAAATCCGGCACGGTGATCTTACCTCCACAGTTGAACGGCTCAAGACTGAACAGGTTTCCCAAAAAGCCCTTGTACCCTATACTGAGACTATCACGAAAGCTTCGCGCGACACAGGCGTTGACGCGGGTGTACTTGCTGCTCAGATCATGGCTGAGTCCAACGGTAACCCGACTGCCCGCAATGACAAAGCGTCAACTGGGCAGCCGTCGCTCGGCATTAGTCAGTTCCAACCTGACACTGCCAAACAGTATGGGGTTGATACAACTGACCCGCACTCTAGCATTGCTGGTCAAGCACGCTACATGAAGGATCTACTTAACCAGTTCGGCGGAGATTATTCGAAGGCCCTGGCTGCGTACAACTGGGGTCCGGGTCGTGTAGTCAAGGCTGTTGAGAAGTATGGTTCCGATTGGATGAGCAACATCCCTTCTGAAACGCACGCGTACGTCAAAAAAATTTTATCATCAAGCCCAAATGGGGTGGCCGGGGCAAAAATTGCTGGGGCCACTGCTGACATGTTGCAAGCTGAGGCTAAGCTACGAGCAAGCGATCCAGCTGCTGCCGCTGAACGAAACGCCGTTGAACTTGATCCAACCAACTATCCCGGACAACCTATTGCTGCCCGGGTTGCTACTCGTCTTGGTATTCAGCAAAACCAGTTTAAGCTTCCTGAGTTTCAGCAGCGGTTGCTTACAAAAGACGAGGCCCAGGGCTACGTAAAGCGGATCAGGGATGCTGGAACCCTCGATGAGGCTCAACAAATCATGAGCCAAATTCAGCAAGAGTTTGTTGGTCAGAGTCAGACGCCGCAGAACAAGCGCCTATATGCCAAGTTCATGGGCGAGTTGTATGCCAATGGCCTTGATAAGGGCTACATGTTCCTTGACTTTACTAGGACGCAAGCGTACGGTAACATGTTTGCTCAGGCGTTGAAGTCGAAGTCTGAGGAGGAAGTTACTGCTGGCATGGCACCTGAACGTATCAAGGATATACGTAACGCCTTGACGTCGAATCAGGAGTACCAGCAGTTCTTGAACATGCTGGCTGTAACTGGTGGCACTGCCGGCGGCGAGTATGCCGGTACGTTTGCAAAGACCATGGAGCGAGCCGCGTTTCTTGCAGCCCGCGATCCTAAGACCTCCGGTAGTGATCTGGTGAAGTCCATGGTCGAGGATCTGGTTAAGAAGCAGATGACCGTCAATGGCACATATTACGTCCCAGTAAGAGACCCCTACACGCACCAAGGATACGATCCCCAGCGCGTGGATAAGGTCTTGTCGCGAGTTGCTGAGACCTGGAGGCAGTCCAATGGTGAGGTCTTTAAGCCAGTAGTTAAATCGGCGAATCCATACCTGAGTCCTGCCTACACAGAAGAATCAATCAAGGATGCCCGTAACCTGGTTTGGCTCACCAATGAGGATGGCTCTGGCGTATACCGAGCCGTTAAGGCAAAAGGTGCTCCTGGGTTGTTTGTTCCTGTGATGGATGCCAAGGGTAACCGGTATGAAATCCGTTTTTCTGACACAGACTTCTTGAGCGGACTGCTGGATGGCCGGGCGGTTACTGGACGAACTACTGGAGCCAAGTAATGGGTTCACTCTTCTTACCAGCAGCGCAAAACGATCAGGAGATGCAGGCTGACCTGCAATCGCAGTTGTCCCCGTCGGTCGGTCGTACGTATAGCCAGGTCTACAACTTCGACGTGCTCGAAGGCTTTACAGGCGCAATGGTGAAGCAGCACGCGCTTAACGATATTGCTGACACAGGGGAAAAACTGTCTGTTGATCAACTGCGCAAGGAGTATACTGATGGGCTTGTAAATTTTAATAGGCCACTGACACGCGCGCAGGCTGAGTTGATTCGCGACCGCAAGCGCGAGGAAATACAACGCCAGGACATCTGGCAGCGCGCTGAGGGTTGGGCAACGGCCTCTGGGGTTACGGCCTCACTTGCTGCTGGGGTTGTTGACCCAGTCGGTACGGCTGTTGGTATCGTTGTGGCGCCCGCAAAAGGGATTCAAATGCTCGGCGGGCTACGAGCCATGGCTGCTTCATCATCGCTAGCCTATAGAGCCCTTGGAACCGCTGGCCTCACAGCTGTGGATGCGGCTATTGGTAACGTTGTACTCGAGCCGTATAACCTATATTCGCATCAGCAGTACTACGCAGACTATACCATGGCCGACTCACTGGCGAACGTCGTGTTTGGCGGAGTATTCGGTGGCGCCCTTGGTGGTGGCGCGGTTGTTCTTGGTAAAGGTCTCAGTCACGTTGGCAAGTGGACGCCTGAATGGTTACGTGGAAAACAAGAGGCGACGCATGAAACGTCCTTACATACCGCCGTTGCCCAGGTGCTTGACGGGCGTCCTGTGCAAGTGGAACCAATTCTGCGGTCCGACCCCAATCTGCGAGTGGCAGAAGGTCACCCTGTACAAGCGGCTGAAATGGCGGGCCCGAGGGTAGAAGAGCCAATTCCTACGCTAACGGACATCGTACAGCCGTTGACTCCTGTAAAGAAACCACCTCCCGGAAGACTTCACCAGCGCGCAACAGCTGCAGATCTGCAGACTATTGTGGATAGATACACCGGCGGTGAGAGTATGGCCATAAATTCAGGTCTTGCTATAGACGGGCGACCATCACCGCATACGGCCGAATTAGTTGCAAAACTTGACGAATACCTGGCTCGTGGGCGAGCCACAAAAGAGGCAACTGTTGTATATAGAGCCGCTTGGGACGAAGCTGCTGATGCCATTACCCCTCTAAAGGTTGGGGACGTGTATCACAATAGAGCTTACATGTCAACCGCCACGACAAAGGAGGCCATGAAGCGTATACTTCGAGACATGGAGGACTTTGGCCCTGAGTCGCAGGTAAATTTAGAAATTACCTTGCCGGCAGGCAAACGATGGGGCCGTGGAGTTAGGGATTCGTCTGGGTACTTCGACTATCAGTCTGAGTTTCTATTAGACCGTAGCCTTGAGTTTAAGGTTACAGGTATTAAACCAGATGGTACAGTTCAACTTGAGGCGCTCAGACGTATACGTCCAGATAGTATGGAGTTCACCGCGGCCTCTGGCAAAGAAGTTCTAGACCAGGCAAAGCAGCATATGGAGGCTCCTCGTACTGGGGCCGCTGATGACGTGGCCGAGAACTTTGACGCTGAAATTCTGGCTACTCACAAGGACACCGCTGAGTATTATGAACCCGCAGCCAAGACTCGCAAGATGATGGAGTTGGAAAAGGAGATTGACTACCAACAGTCACGTCTTGCACAAGAGCACGGAGATGTTCAGGTCGATGGACTCAAACAAGCAGACGATGCTTTGAATAAGGCAGATGACTTGCGAGCAGCCATGGTTGAAGGTATGGCTTGCCTGCTGAGGAAATAACATGGCGCAGAAGAAACCCGCATCTCAGAAAGCTGGATACGCCGGTTGTATTGACGCAATTCGTCAGTCTGCTGGGGAGTGGCTGTCTGACAAGGACGCAGAAGTCCTACTGGAAGAAATCGACAAGGTCGTTCAGCGTAACAAGACTAAGGGCAAACTTGAGTCCATCGAGGATCAGGTACTCAACGCGATCGACGGCGCGACCAACGCCATGAAGGAAGCGGCCCTAATCGAAAAGCGCAATGCGCTCATCAATGCTCGAATCAAGGAGCAGGTATACGGCTACCTGGATGGTTTTCAGGATAAGGCTGAGGGACTGCTCGCATATCTTGGTGGTGGGGTCAAACTACGTCAGGGTGGCAAACTGTC